GAGTTTAATATTTTTAGTAAACAAGGTCGAGCTGAACGTAAAGCTGAGAAAAAAGGCAAAGCTGATATGACTGCATCTGTTGATAATTTAGCAAAGGAATTTGCTACATATCAAGGATCACAAGGCAAAACTATTAAGAAAGCACAAACTCAGGATGTAATTGGATTCTTGGGTACAAAAAATGTTGACACTTCTGATATTGATCCAAATACACCAATGGATCCAAAAAGATTGAAGAAAATCTTTACAGTTAAGGTACAGAAAAAAATGCGTGGTGACAGTGTTACACCACCGCAAGCAAAGCCTGCTTCTGCTCCTACAGCAACACCTGCAAAAAAGACGAGCAGTTACGTTGCAACAAAGGATGCAGCTTTAGGATTAAGTTCTAAAGAAAAGCGTAGATTAATTGCACAGTTAGAAAAAAGTATTAAGTCTAGAAGTTAAAAGAAAGGCAATCCGCTTTTCTTTGTTGTTTCCATATTCTCTTTAACAATATCGCTAATAAGCATTTTATCTTCATAAGATAAATTGTATGCTTCTTCGAGAGTCACGCCGCCTCTCATGTACCAACAAATTTTTAATAATTCACTTTTTAATTGCTTTTGTTGCTTTTCGAATTTTTCAGTTTCTTCTAGGATCTCACCTACGGTTAACGGTAAGATCCTTATGCGAAAAAATTTGATTGATCAAATACTATAGGTAAGGTCCACTCAGTAGGAGCACCTTCATCTATTTCTTCATCGGTACTATGTATTTCCAAAGGCTTAATGCTAAATTTTTCTTTTTCGTTAGTTAAATGATCTGACATTTCTTTATAAAAACCTTTATCAACATTTTCTATAAATTCTCTTATGTGATCAGTATTTGTGACAACACTATCCTCTACTTCAATTTTAACAACACTTTTTGTAATTGTAAATACTGTAAGTTCTGTAAGTTTTCTAAAACTTTGATTAAACTTTTTCATTTTTTCTACGTCTGACATAGTATCATCATTAACAAGGGTAAAGATACGCTGTTCTTCAAATGTTTTCATACTTGCTTCTGTAAATTCTTCATATGTTAATGGTCTTAGATGAACAGTCATATTATTGATACTAATTACATTATCGAAATGATTAGTTACTAGGGTATTAAGAACTTGTCTAAGGTCTAGTGTATAACTTTTTTCTATAGTTGTGTTAGGAACTGTAGTAGATATATCCATTTTGTCGCCATATGTAGCTAATCTTATAGCAATTAAAACAGTATCAAGATCTACACTTGGCATTTTCCATGCATTTTTAATTGCAGGAATACAACTTTCTATAACACTTACTGTTGCTTCGCCGTTAAGAAGAGCGTCTGGAGTTTTTATAGTAAGTTCGTCCTTAGCAGTCATGGCAAACACGGGAATTTCACCGTTGTCTGGAATATCAATAGTGCCTTCAGGCCAAAAATCACCTTTACTAGGTAATGTAATATAAACTTTAGCTTGCCTAAAGTATTTTTTTAGAGGATTTCCCTCGTGTTGTGCTGGGTTAAATTCTGCCATAGTTGTCTCCGTATAAATACAATTATAAAATTATGTATCTATTTTATTTATATACGTAGTTAACTAGGAATTGTTGATTTGGCTGAAGAAACAGAAATTACTAACGTAGGCGGCGATGGAGTTGCCAGTGAAGCTACACTGCTCAATCTTCTTTCGGCTATGGAGTCTCTTGGAGGGAAAGGCGGCGGCAAGTCTGCCGCAGCAAAAGCCCAAGAGATGTATAACAAGCGACAAGCTGACGGTATTAAAATTATAGATACCGAATCAAAGGTTAGAGACAAAGGTGTTGACGTATTAAAAAAAGCGAATGCAGCACTTAAGAAATTTGGCTCTGTATTAGCTGATGGTGCAGCTGGCGGACTTTTTGCTGTAGGAGCTTCTCTTAAGAATCTTAGTACTGAAATTCTTATGGGCGGAAATCAAATAGGTGATTTTACTAAACATTTACCATTAGTAGGCGATCATCTCGGAATACTCACTGGATATTTTCAAGGCAGTATTGACACGTTTAGAAATCTAAGCGATGTAGGTGCAGGCTTTGGCGGCGATATTCTCGCAATGAGGCAAGCATCTGCTGATGCAAGTTTATCGCTTGAGCAATTTGCATCGCTAGTCGGAGGTAGTTCGGGTACTTTAACAATGTTAGGAAGCACAGTAACACAGGGTGCTCAACGTTTAGGCTCAATGACCAAAGAGCTACGTAACGCTGACCGCGGACTTATGAATTTAGGATTTACCCAAGAGTCTCTCAACGAGGGAATGGTAGATTATTTAGAAAATCAAGCTCTTGCAGGTCAGCTAAGAGGAAGAAGTGACAGATCTTTAATTGACGGAGCACAAAATTATCTTACGGAATTAGATAAGTTGTCAAAAATTACAGGAAAGAGTCGCAAAGAATTAGCAGAGCAAATGAATCAAAATGGACAGGCTGCAAATATCAACGTAACGCGAGCAAAACTATCTGGCGAAGCACTGATGAATTTTGACAACAACTTGGCTCATCTTACAACAATGGTTCCTGGACTAGGTGATGCGTTTAAAGATCTATCAGATGGTATACCGCAAACAGAAGTAGGACAAGTTTTAACTTCACTTGTTCCGGGATTTAAAGAACTGGCCGAAGCAAATGCTTCTGGACGTATAAGCCAAGAAGAATTTCAACGAAGACTTGCAGATCTTACACCACAGATTACTCGTGCGTTTGACTCAATGGATCCTGCACAAGTGCAAGCACTTATGGGACGAGAAGGCTTTGACGGACTACTAGGGTCACTTTCTGAAGTAAGAACTTATACACAACGACAAACAAAAGCTGCTGCTGCCGCAGCTGAACAAGCAAATGCAGATGCAAAACGGCAACCTTTAACAGCATTCCTTGCAAACTTTGAACAAACAGTACAAGACGTAAGAAGCAAATTTGAATCAGCGTTTATTGAAAGTGGTGTTCTTGATTTTATAGGAGAAGAACTAGCCGGCGGCGCTGGAACTTTAATGGAGCAAATTGACGGTCTTGCAGATACTTTACAAACCTATTTAGGTAGTGATGATTTTAAAACAGATTTTCAATCATTTAAAGATGCGTTAGCAAATACTAAAACAGCAATTATCGAGTTCATGGATAACTTTAGAAAATTTGATTTAAAAACAGCATTGTTCGGCGGCAGCAAAGGCGATGTTATAGGAAAAAATGAAGACGGCACAGACAAAGTGTTAACTAAAGATGTCTCAGGATTATTTGGAGGCGAAGACGGAGAATTTAATGTAGGTAAGATGTTTGGTAACTTTGTAAGTGACGCATTTGATTCGTTATTGCCAAGTTTAGATACTGCGTTAATTGGAATAGCAGCGGGTATTGCTGCACTTGTGTTTGCACCTGTAGCAGCACCTTTCCTTGCTATAGGCGCAGCACTAGCAGCGATGTTTGGATATGAAACGATTAAAGGGTGGGTAGTTGATGCGTGGGATGGCATCACCGGTGTGTTTACAAGTATTGGAGAATGGTTTAGTACAAGTAAAATCAAAGAAAAACTAGGAGAAGCTTGGGATAGTGTAACCGGAGTATTTAAAGGAATCGGAGAGTGGTTTAGTAATACTAGCATTGGAGAAATTCTTACTAATGCTTGGAATAGTGTAACTGCCGTATTTACCGGAATTGGAGATTGGTGGAGTAATTTTAACTTTGGTGAATTTGTTGATAATACATTAGTTTATATATGGGATAAAGCTGGAGAAGCATTTACTTCTATAGGTGAATGGTTTTCTAATTTTTCAATTAGTGAAACATTAAATTCTATGTGGGAAACTGTTACTGGGTTCTTTAGCTTTGGAGAAGAAGGGTTTAGTATATCTGCACTAGCAACTAAAGCATGGGAAACAGTAACAGGATTCTTTAAATGGGGAGAAAATGCTACTGGATTTTCAATATCAGGATTATTGACAACAGCTTGGGAAACAGTAACAGGAATCTTTAAATGGGGAGAAGATGTTACTGGATTTTCAATATCAGGATTGTTGTCAACTGCATGGGAAACTATTACAGGATTCTTTAGTTTTGGGTCAGGTGAAGATGCTGTATCATTTAGTATTAGCGGATTGTTAACAACAGCATGGGAAACAGTAACAGGATTCTTTGGCTTTGAAGGAATTGAGATTCCATCTATCAGCAGCTTATTTCAAGGTATTATAGATACTGTTAAAGGATTCTTTACGTTTGATTTTAAAATGCCAAACTTTAAACAGTATCTACCAAAATGGTTAGGAGGCGAAGGCAAATCGTTACTAGGCGGTAGTGATACAGAGGTAGAAGTACCAGAAGTACCAACTGCAACTATTGATGCTGCACCTGCTGTTGAAAGTGTAGATTCATTAGTAGATGCACAAAGTGCTATGGCATCTTTTGCTAATATTGACGGTCTACAAAATAATTTAGATATAATAAAAAACGGACTTGACACCGACGGTGTTAGAAGTTATACTGCTAGTATGGAAAGATTAGTGGAAGTTCTTGGAAAATTAAATGACGAACTTTCTAAGGATAACAAATTTGGTCTAGGTACTGGAGAGAATGCAGGTTCAGTATTATCTAAAATGGGCAGTAGCGGCGGCAGCGCCGGCAGCGAAGAAGTAAATAGTACTCTACAATTAGTACTTAACGAATTAAAACTTCATACTGCAAAACAAGGATTAATTGAAGTAAACACACGGTCTAGAGGTATTGATATTTCTAGAACTGTTTCGTAACCGGAGAGTTAAATGAGTTGGAAAAAATATTTTACACCAGTGCCTACAGGAAATAATCCCAGTGGGTCGTATTCTCCTCTTTCAAATGCAAAAAACGGATCAATGGCTGGCCCAGCACGTTCTAATTATTCAAGTTACTTACCTGATGTATACGTCGGTACTCCTAACAGAATAGAACGCTATGGCCAATACAACACAATGGATCTTGATTCGGAAGTAAATGCTGCACTTGATATATTAGCAGAATTTTGTACTCAAGTAAACAAAAGAAACAATACACCTTTTCTAATTGATTTTAGATCAGAAGCAACAAATGCCGAAACAACAATTATTCAACAGTATTTGCAACAATGGTGTAAATTGCAGAATTTTGAAACTCGTATATTTCGAATACTTCGAAATGTCTTTAAATATGGAGATCAATTTTTCTTAAGAGACCCAGAAACTAAAAAATTATTTCATGTTGATTCTGCAAACGTATCGCGTATTATTGTAAACGAATCACAAGGCAAACTACCTGAGCAATATATTTTAAAAAATATTAATTTTAATTTTAAGGATATGGTAGCAACAACTCCTTATCAGACAAATGGTAACATAACTGGCGGCGGTGGCTCGCAATACAATGCGACCGGCGGTGCTCGCGGCATGGTTGGACAGCCACAGTCTAGCATGAGCGGCAGCAGATTTACAACTGATGACGGTGAAGTTGCTGTTGAATCTGAACACATTGTACATCTAAGTTTAAGTGAAGGTCTAGACAACAACTATCCCTTTGGTAATTCATTATTAGAAACTATTTTTAAAGTATACAAGCAAAAAGAATTGCTTGAAGATGCTATTATTATCTATCGTGTGCAACGTGCGCCAGAGCGCAGAGTGTTCTACGTTGATGTGGGCAACATGCCATCACACCTTGCTATGCAATTTGTGGAGCGTGTTAAAACGGAAATACATCAAAGACGTATCCCATCGTCAACAGGCGGAGGCCAAAATGTCATAGACAGTTCATACAATCCCCTGTCAATCAACGAAGATTACTTCTTCCCACAAACTGCTGAAGGCAGAGGTTCTAAAGTTGAAACACTACCGGGTGGTACAAACTTAGGAGAGATTGATGACCTACGATACTTTACTAATAAGTTGGTACGCGGCTTACGTATCCCAAGTTCGTACTTACCAACTGGAGCAGATGATTCATCTGCACAATACAATGACGGAAGAGTGGGCACAGCATATATCCAAGAGCTACGCTTTAATACCTATTGTGAACGTTTGCAAGGCTTAGTAGCAGAAGAATTTAATCAAGAATTTAAAAGATACTTATTAGAAAAAGGAATGAACGTTGATGTTTCAATGTTTGACCTTAAGTTTCAACCTCCGCAAAACTTTGCAGCATACCGTCAAAGTGAAATTGATAATGCTCGTGTGCCGACATATACACAAATGAGTGCAATACCGTATGTGTCAAATCGTTTTGCAATGAAGCGATTCTTAGGAATGACAGACGAGGAGATTGCAGAAAACGAACGTCTATGGAGAGAAGAGAATGACGAAGCATTATCTGCATTACCAGGATCTAGCGATGCTGAACTTAGAGATGCAGGAATAAGCGGAGCAGGAATTTCCTCAGATTTAGATAATATAGAAGACGAAGCATTAGCCGATACACCAGTAGAAGATGGCGGCGCAGACGGCGGGCCGCAATCGGCTACAGATGCAGATTTAGGTTCTTCACCAAATGCAGAGCAAACTATATAAATAATAACATGATACTACGTGAACTTTTTTACTTTGATAAATTAACAGCAGATGCTGTAGACGATAAACGTTATGAAGAAGATTCTGATGAATCAATCGTGCAGAAAAAAGACACTCGTAAGACAAGGTTAAAATTAAATCAAATAAACAGACTCCGCAAAGCATCTGAACTACATACAGAAAAGAAACAAGAAGATCTATACTTGGTTAGACAAATGTATGGTATTGCTGCACAAGCAGCAGGAGAAGCTGGCGGACTTTAATTTGAATAAAATAGCTTTTGTCATAGGAAACGGTACTAGTAGACGTACTATTTCTTTTCCAGATTTAAGTGAAAAAGGAAGTACTTATGGATGTAATGCAATCTATAGGGAATTCTCTCCTGATTATCTAATAGCAGTTGATGTTAAAATGATAGTTGAAATTAATAGATCGAGATATCAACACGATAATGAAGTTTGGACTAATCCAAACAAAGCCTACAGTAAATTTAACGGTTTTAACTTTTTTAATCCATCAAAAGGTTGGAGCAGCGGACCAACTGCTTTGTTGTTAGCAAGTGAACACGCATATGAACAAATATATATTTTAGGATTTGATTTTATAGGCATTAACGATAAAATTAATAATATGTATGCTGATACTCCTAATTATAAAAAAAGTACAGATAAATCTACCTACTATAATAATTGGTTAAAGCAAACACACGCAGTTATTTCAAAAAACCCAAATACTAAATATGTTAGAGTAGTAGACAATGAGTTACTTTTTACTCCTAAAGAATTAAGTAAATTAGACAATTTGACACATATAACAGTAGAAAAATTTAAAGAAATCTTCAAATAAGTTAAAATTAATTTTTTTATGTCGTTTTGAGCCTATTTTCATAGGTTTTTTTACATCTAGGTTAAATATTATATGACAGCCCCACACCTGGTGTGTGATAACAATTTATAGGAGTTTAATATGTCCGATACAAACAAATTTGAGAAAATGCTTGAACTTCTTGTCAATGAAGACAAAGAAGCAGCACAAGAATTATTTCACGAGATTGTAGTTGAAAAATCACGTGATATTTATGAGTCACTACTAGAAGACGAAGCTACTGACGAAGAAGTAGACGAAGCTACTGACGAAGAAGTAGATGAAGCTACTGACGAAGAAGTAGATGAAGCATCAGAAGATGACTTAGAAGAAAACTTTGACCTAGATGAGTTTGAAGTAGAAGCTGATCCAATGGCAAACATGGACCAGACAGACGACATGATGGCAGACCTAGGCATGGACGACGAAGGCGACGACGAAGAAGGCGACGACGATGTTGAAGATCGTGTAGAAGACCTAGAAGATGCGCTAGATGACCTAAAAGCAGAATTTGAAAAAATGATGGCTGGCGACGACGAAGGCGACGACATGGATGACATGGACGACGACGAAGGCGAAGAAGAGCCAGAAGAAGCATTTGCATTTGAAGATACTGACGAAGAAGTTGAAGAAGCAACAGACGAAGAAGTAGAAGAAGCAACAGACGAAGAAGTTGAAGAAGCAACAGACGAAGAAGTTGAAGAAGGCGAAAAGTCAGCAGGCGAGCAAATGCGCGAGTATGTTGAAAAAGTATCAGCTACAATGGGCGACAACGGTACAAACACCAAGTCAACAGTAGCAGGCGCAAACGATATGGGCGGCACAGC